GACTTGAACCTTGCGAATCAGACCATCGGTGCTTTCTGCAATAGGACCAAACAGATATGTTTTCGCTAAAAAATTCAAAGTATAAGTTAAAACTCTTCTTGTAGAAAAATCTCCCTCATATTCGTCAGTAAAACTAATATTTTCTAATACAACGGGAATATCTCTTTTCTCTCCAATAGTATCAATTAAATCTAAAGTAACATTAAATGATGGTTGGAAAAACGGAAGAATCTGTTCGATGATTTGAAGGGCATCATCATTCAGTTTAACCATGATGTTGAGTTGGAATCCAACATTATATGGTACAGGAAGAAAAACTTTCTTTACATTGCCACCATTATCTACTGCTTTAAATGTCTTTGTTACTGATGTTTTTCTTGACCCATCATAACTTAAAGAACTCATCTCAAATGACATTCTTGGAAGAGTAATTCCAATAGGCTTGTTTAAATCTTGCTGCTGCTCTAACTTTGCAAGAAACTTTGATCGTGGTCCATACGCCAGCGGAACTTTTAAATCGCTAATCGTGTCTCCAGATCTGTTTTCTTTCTGGATATGAATGTCATTAAACAGTGTTCCAAAGGCAACAACTGTTTTACGAAGAATTTCGTGATAAAAATATGTTCCTAACATTAGTAATTACCAGTAACACAGAATGGATTTCTCTCAGTAAAATCAAGAATATCATCAGATTCGACTTGGATTTCGTCGTTCATAGTATATTTGCTTGTAGTATCAATTCCAGTGTGTGTTAATACTTGGTATCTGGCAGAAGATGCAGTTCCAGTAATAAACTCGCCAGGAGTAAATACTCCATTATTTATTGTAAGTTCTAGTTTTCTCTCACCTTCATTGAAGGATTTAACATATCCTTCAGTTCCAGAAAGGGATCCAACAACCCTTTCATTGAAGAAGAAGGTTCCAATACCAAGAGAGAGAGGTTCTCCAATAGAAATTGTTGGAGTTGCTTCATAACCAGATCCAGCATTAGTAATATAGATTCTGCTTAACCTATCTCCTTCAAGAGTAGCGATTGCAGTTGCTTGAACCTGTCCTGTCTTAATACCAACAGTAGCACCAGTTGTTCCAATTCCAACCGCAGAAGGATGTTGAATTGTAATTATAGGAGCAGTTACATAGTTATTACCAACATCTGTAATACGAATAGATGTAATTCCACTATTCGTTAAAGATGCAGTTGCTGCAGCACCAGCACCAGGACCACCAAATGTAATTGCAGGTGCCTCTGTGTAAGCAAATCCAGGGTTCTGTAATACTACTTGATCAATAGAATAGAGACCTGATCTCTCCGTGGTGAATGCAAAGGCAGTCGCTCTGGATGAAGTAACACCAGCAGGAGAGGGTGCGATCGTGATATTGGGTGTGGAAGTAAAACCATATCCATCGTCGTTAAGGAAAATTCGTTGTAAAGCGCCTTGGCTGGCAAATGAATCAACAACAGCAATTGCAGTAGATCCAATACCTGCAAGAACAACAGTGGTAATTTCTCCCTCTTCAGCAATTCTTTCATCGATGAAGTCGATATTAGTATCGACATATTCATCTTCATAGCGGAAGAGTTCGCATTGAATTTCGTAGATATAATTTTTTCCTAACTGATAGAAAGGATTCTCATGCTCTACATGTTTAATTTCAAACAGTCTCTCTCCCAGAGGGAAATATATTAAATCACCTTCTTTTGGTCTTTCGCCAAACATAATGTCAGTGCCCGCATTTCTAGAATCATGGGACACTACAAAGGGAGCAATGAAATCTTCGTATCTCTCCCTAGAAATTGTAATTGTAATTTCGTTCTGCAGATTGATACCAAACTTGGTCATGATATCGCTGCCTTTTGCATATCCTTCGTAGTTGTTCAGATATGCTTCTAAAATATATGCATCCGTAAACTTAGACGAGGGTACTTCTCCAAGCACATCGTCAGTGACAATCATTTTTCTTGGGATGTAATAAACATCCACTCCGAACATCTTTAGATGTTCATCAATAAGCTGCTGAATGAGGTTCTGCTCATTCGGTGATCCTTGGAGAAAGAAAGGATTTAAAGCCATTATCCAATAAGATCAAGGGGCGGGATTTCGTAAGTGGACATCATTTTGTCCTCTATGTTCTGCAGTTCAAATACAGCATCTTCATAAAGTTGCCTACCATTTAATTCAACTCCTCCAGGTAATTTTACACCTTGGAATTTAATCAAGTTTTGACCCCACTGTTTTTTAACGAGTGATGTAAAATATCTCTTCAAGAAAGAATCATTATATACTCCAGCATAGTTTGCTGGGTCCATAATTCTTTGGCAGTCAATAATTATGTAGGTGTCTTCTTTAGTCGATCCCCAGTCAATATCTAAGTAGAGTCTATTGTTTCTCTTATTGTATCTAATTTGTTTATTTGTAGAAAGTAAGAAATCGATGTCTTCGAGATATGTTTTCGTCATTGCATAACTGAGAAGTCCATCATATCCCAAGTTAAATGCAATGTCGTTCAGGAACATCTGATACTTGTAACTGAACATATTATTTGAAACATGGCTAGAATCAAAGATGAATACTCTTTCAATGCCAATCACTGAGTCTGGAACAACTAAGAAGTTTGAGTTCTCTTCAAAGTTTCCAGATGATGTAGTAGAAGTAACGATACCAAGAGATTCTTGATTGCCTCTTGCTCTGCCTCTTTTGATGTCATCTGCAGTAACTTTGTACTTTAGATAGAGTCTTTCTACACCATCAAAGTGACGCTCTTGAAAAAGTTGAAGAGCATCATCCAAAGCATCATCTACCTGTTCATCCGCTACATTAATCTCCAAGACAGGATACCCAAGTTGCCTCAGAGCATAATCCTTGAGTTCCTGTCTTGTAGTTGGCTTAGCCATCAGAATGTACCCCCGTCGATAGAATCAGTCCAGATTGGGATGTTATTTTCGTCGGTTGTCAAGATGTAGTTAGAGGTTGTGAGGAATCCAACCGTGCTCAGACCACTGACGATCCTTCCATCATTTTCAAAGTAAGCAACACCATTAGGTCCGCTATATCCAATACCATTGATTCCGTTTTGATCAGATCTGTAGTAGATTCCGTCACGGAATGTACCGTAACCGATTACGCTCAGATTGTCTTGGACAGTTACCTGACCAGCAGCAGAGTCAAGGACCAGTTCACCGCTAAGGGTATTTATTTTGGTGGAAGAAGAACCAGCACCAATTGTAATGTTGGCGATCGTAGATACACCAGTTACTTTCAGGTTGTTGGTGGTTGTTACTCCAGAGATAAACAGGTTACGACCGTTAACTTCATCATAAACAACATCACCGATAATGTTCAGATTACCAGCAATATAAACATCGGTGTTGAAGGTAGCAATACCAACAACTGTCAGACCGAGACCAATTACGGTATCGCTAGCAACATTTAACTGACCAGTTTGAAGTTCGCCAGAAACGCTAGCACCAGCAGCAATAGTTTCAAATCTCTTGCCGTTATCATAGAACAGAGTTACTGCACCATCAGCAGTAAAGTTAGCAAGAGTTTCTCCAGTATATTTCTGAAGTTCTACCTGATTAGAACGAATTGCAAGGGTTCCTGTGCCAGCATCATCGATGTAAGAGTTATTGCCATCGTGGTAGATTTGCAGATCATTGTCATCACCAAAGTTTGCCTTGACATTATCTTTGTAAGTAACAATTCCTGTAAATACAGCGTTCGTTACAGCAACACCAGTAATCTTGGCATCAAAGGCATCGAGTGCCTCTGTATCGATTGTGGTGATAGTAGCAGCAGTACCAACAGTATCTGTTACTGCAAGACCAGTGATGTTTACATCACGAGCATCTAAGGTTTCAATATCAACTGTAGTGATGGTAGCATAAGTACCAACCAGAGAAGTTACGAGACCTGTTACTACTCTAAGATTTTCAACTGTAAGAGTTGATTCAAATTCAGAGTCTCCAGTTACAGTCAGACCAGCACCAACGATGAGGTTGGAAGTAAAGGTAGCAACGCCAGTGATCTTAAGATCTTCCAGCAGGGTAGATCCGAGAACATCGAGTCTTGCTCTTGGAGATGCAGTGGCGATACCCAGTAACTGACCAGGATCAAGACGCATACCCTCAACACCGTCAGTGTTGAAGCGGATAGTGCCGTCAGAACCAGAGTCATCGAGAGCAATCGAAGTGTCGCCCTTCTGGAAGGCATCCAACTGAATGACCGTAGCGGTCAGGATACCCAGGACATTGACATCGCCAGTGATATTGATCGAACCAGAACCAGCAGGATCGATGTTGATATCGCCAGTGGTAGATTCAATGTTGTTTCCAGAGATCTGGATGTTACCGAATGTGCCGCTGGTAGGAGTGATAGTGCTGCTGTCTACTCCATCGGTAATCTGAAGGGAAGACAGTGCCTGCAGACTGGTTACCTGCTGCGAGAACGCAACAGTGCCAGACTCCTGATCGACATAGAAGGCATCACCAACTCTGAAGTCACCCTTATGGTCGATGCTGACATAGGATACATCGCCTCTGTTAACCTCAGTAACTTCATTTGCCTGAATTGCCAGGTTGGGATCGTTGGAGAAATCTCCACCAGCACCAACATGGTTGAAGTTCAGAGCAAAGAGTCTCAGGGTTACGCCATCACCATCAGCGATAACACCCTTTTGACCATACTCAACAGCACATCCAACCGAACGCATGTCGGCACCGAACTTGCTGTAGTCGGCAAGGATAACCTTAGTAGCAGTTCCGATGCCACCACCCGCTTGAGTGATGCGAACATCCTGATATTTGATTACATCATCAGTTGTGGTTTGGATACCAGCAGATCCATCAAAGTGGAGCAGCAGTGCAGTATCTTTATCACCGAGCAACGCAGAGGTGGGAGCAGTAAATGCGCCAGTATACTTAGCGACTCCGTATTCGACTCTAACTTCGTCGATATAACCAGCAAGAGAGTTGCTAGTACCATCGAAGTCGGCACCGATTACAAGACCCTTAGAAGCGCCATAATCGGTAGTATCAGAAGTCAGAGTACCAACTCCAACACCATCAACAA